CAAGAACTGATAGAGATCCTACGGATCCTGATAAACCTGGGACTGATGCTATTGCTTGAGCGTTTACTCCTGCTTGAGGTGCGGATGTTGTTCCAACTTGACCAGTCGGTACTACATTTGCCTCTGCATCAACTGCAACAGTACCTAGAGCAGATGTTCCTGCTGCTGGAGCTGTAAGTGTGACTGGAAGTGGTTCTCCCCACGTGAGTTGGCCCCACGTCCCTCGACCCCAACCGTTTATATTAGCCATTTAAGGCTAGGCGATTCTTATAATCGCTGTAGAAGCTGCTGCTGCTGGAAAGACTACAGTAAAGTCACCTGCGGTAGAAGTTTTATCTCCACCAAAGTCAATAGTTGCTACTGATCTGTCAGCGTTTGTGTCGTTATAGATCATGCAACCTCTTGCAGTAATCGTAGCAGTACCAAAAGTTAAGTCAGCAAAATCAGTAAAGCCTGTAGTTCCACCAGATGTAGGATTTACATTAGTTAATGCGGCCCCACCTGAACTATAGTTTGTACCAGTAGCTTGACCAGTTGTAGTAAAAGCAGTTGTTGCTGCACCTAAAGTAGCTGAACTTGTGTATAGAGCTAGTTTAAAAGAGTTGCCTCCTGATGCTAAAAAATTATGTTTAGCTTCTAAAAGTTCCTTTTTAAAGCTGGTTGTCAATGTTGATGTTATTGCCATATTAAATACCTTTAATTATTTTTGCCAAATCTTCGCTACCTCCACTAGATAAATCTTGTATCAAAGTAGCCTTATAAGATTTTAAAGCATTTTTAATATATATCAAACATACTTTGTAAATTAAATCTTTATAAGCTCTAGCTTGGTCTTTAATATGTTGTTCATTATCTTCTGAAACACCTACTATTTTTTCTGTTAATTGCTTTGCCCAAAACTCTGGAGGGTGCCCTCCGTAATTGGTTGTAGCTATTTCTACCAGTCCTAATTCTGGCATTCCTTCTGGAGTAATCTTATCTACCATTTCTTTGGATCTCCTGGTTCTACTAAATGTGAGTCATATCTATCTGCTAATTTATAACTGGTTTCGTTTCTAATTTTGTTTATATTACTTTTTTTAGTAGCATAAAGAGATCCTCCTTGATCTACTGATACAACCAAAGGATCGTCTAAACGATGGTATCCGTACAACTTTTCATGAATAGGTATGCAGGTATCTAGTAATCCACTAGACTTAGCTACTTCAACTTGAATGCCAGCATTCATACATTTACCTAGCCAAAACTCTACACATGCTCTACCTGATTCAGCAAAATGTAGATTACCTTTATAAGTAAAATCAATACCAAACATTTTAATAGTGCCAACTTTGTTCCACAAAGCAAAAGCTACTGCGTATGCAACTGTGTTGTTTAGATAATAACAATCGGTATCTTTTAGAACTTCATGTATTGGGTATTCTACTAATCCTGGTGCACGATCATCTAACTCACAGGTATATATAGGCCCTTTATGTTTTTCTAATACTCTTATCATGCTATCGGTTTGACCTCCTGCATTATCAGTATCAAAGAATCTACTTGCAGGATCCATCATAAATACTCTGTCATGAAATATTACATCTGCTACAGCATTTGTAGCCCACACTTCATCAAAGTGAGCTCCATGTGATTTTGCTAAACAATATTCAAACCAACTTTTGCCTAGACCGACAATAGCTATAGTTTTACCTTCTAGGCTTTCTACTCTCTCCATCTTCTCTCTCCTTAAGTGGTGACGTTTCTAATAGAATCGTAACGATATTCGTCTTTTCTTCCTCTTGCCTCCGCTTTGTTTTTTAACCTTGCAGTTTCTTGTTGAAATCTGTTTTCATATAAGGCTAAAAGATCAGTATCACCTTTCATAAATGTATATGCTTCATACAAACAACCATACAACAATGCGTTTCTAGCATTTTGTGATAACCATGTTCCTGTTGTTTGGCTTACTAAGCTATTTGGTTTATATAAATAATGCAATTCTACTGAGTAATTTGCATCTGGAACAGGAGCTACTATTAATGTAGATCCATTGTCTGTGCTACTAGAAAGTTCTTTGTCAAAGTCTGCGTAGTATTTTGGTAATCCTCTTAATGATGTATCTGTAGGATCAGGAGTGTACTCTCTCATAAAGGTTGTATGTTTTTTATCTAGGTAATGATAATCACCACTAGCATCTATAACAGCTAATGAAAAACTTAAATGAAAATCTGATGGAGCTGTAAGGTAAGTAGTTCCAGTTGTTAAGTTACCTGTTACATTTTTTCTAAATAGATCAAACTGTACTAACTCAAATAACCTTTCTTCTGTATTCTTGATCATGTCATCAAGAGTAGCTACAAAAGTAGTCTCTTCGTTTTGAACGTAGTTTGTAATTAATGTTTTTAACTCTGCTAATGTCATACTGTTATTGTAACCTCGCCAAGAGAAACTGTCATTTCATATCCTAAAATTATAGATCCTACAGGATCAGCTGTCATTGAAGAATTAGAATCACCATCATTAGTATAAACTGCTCCTTGTCCTAATTCTAAATCATTACTAGGTCTAGGTTTATATAAAGCTTCTGCATCTGATACATGTGGTAATGGCTCAAGCTGTGGATGTTTAGGCTCAAAACAATCTCTACAAGTTTTTAAACCATTCCATTCTTCTCTTAGTTGAGAAAGTTTGTATTCAAATCCACATCTATCACAAAGAGCTCTTGCAAATTTACCAGCTGCATAAGCCATTTTAGTATCCGTGTCTTAAGTATGGTGCAATTCTAAATGAAGAACTATCTTCGTCTTGAGACAATGCTCTTTCAAACTCGTCTTCATACATTTGCTTTAACATAACAACTCTATCTGGTGCTTTCTTAATAGCTATGTAATAAGCAAGACCAGCAGCGAAACAAGGAAAAAACCTAAAAGGCATATCCATTGTATTTGTGGCGGTATCAGCATCATCCATCCTCACTAGTTTATTAAAGACTAATACATCTGTACTATTCTCTGGCGTAGGCCATATATTTAAAACAGGACTTACTTGTTTATCAAGAAAGAACTGAGTAGGTCTAGCTTCAGTAGATTTAGTTGGAATATTTAAGTATTCACTTCTACTGATTTTAGACATTTGTAAATCAAGATTAGCCCCATCAGTATTTCTTCTGATAGAACAATCTAATATATCAATGACATTAGAGTTTAAAGTATATTGATTAGTACCTTGAGTAACTGTTTGAGTTGTTTGTTCTATAGTCCACTGATTAAGACCACGGTTAGCCCATTCAGCTAACATAATATTAATAGATCTTTTTGCTGTCTTTAGATCATAACCAGTACGAAGTTCAAGGCCGCATCTTTCAAAGGCTTCCTCTATAAACTCAGTTACATCTGGCTCAAAGTCTGTACTACTTGATGTTGTCATTATTTCTTCTTCTTAGTTTTCTTTAAAGATTTTTCTATTTGTGCAGCCTGTTTAGCATGCAACTTTGAAGCACCCTTTAGCTCTTTAATTAATTTTCTTTTTGCTGTTACGCTTAATTCTGTCATATTAATCTTCCTCTGGAGCGTATAGATTATTAAATGTTACATTAGGATCCATATAGCTCTCATGTTGTTCTGCTGAATGCGTCCATTGAGAAGGCATAAAGTCTGGTGCTCCTTCTCCAACACGCCATAAAGCAGGGTTTGTAGCTCTAACTCTATTATTAGGTAATGCTACAAAGTTACCAGTATACTCACCAGCGTCTGTTAAATATAACACATGTGATTGCTTATGTTGAGCAGAATCATCAGCTATTGAATTTTCTGTGTAATCTACTGTAAATAAATATTTGCCTGTATAGAACTCTCCACCTATTTTACATACCCAAGGAGATGAACTAACTCTATCTAAAACTACAACAGAATGATCATGACTAAGACAATCCCATGGTTGAGCTAAATGATCTTCCATAGGAGAAGGCCATTCTTGTAATGGTATATCTGCTATTAAAGCTTGAATAGGCATTCTTGCCCACATAGCACCGCCATGAACATTAGGTGCATCTTCTTCGTTATCTATTTCGCAACCTGTAAAGACTACTTGAAACGATAAAGATCTATCTGGAATAGTATTAACACCTATAACAAGAGCATGTAAATACTCTCCGTGATAATTACTATGGTTAGCTGTAAACTCTTTTCTCACCCAGCATTTGAACTGCGGGATGTTTGAAATTAAATATGACAAAACACTCTCTCCTTTGTTTTTGTAAAAAAATTATTATACTTTTCCGCCTTTAGACGTGTACTTAGTTCCCTTAGATGCCGCTCCTCCTTTGGACATATATTTAGTTCCCTTAGATGCTGCTCCGCCATTTGACATGTACTTAGTGCCTTTAGATGCTGCACCTCCGTTAGACATGTACTTAGTTCCTTTAGACACTCCACCTTTAGAATAGCCTTTGGTTCTTTTAAACATAATTCACTCCTATGAATATTTAGTTTTTTTTCTTCTATTGTTCATTACTTTACCACAACCTTTTGCAATCTTTCTAACCTCTCCACCATTCTTTAAAGAAACTTTTGCTTTCTTTGTATTAGCAACAACAGTCTTTCCTTTTCTACCTGCTGCTTTCTTTTTCTTAGCTGTGGTTGATCTTTCTTTTTTAGAAAGACTTTGTGCTTTTGATTTTGGTAAACAACGATCTGGATTTTTTTTATCTTTGCTTGTACCACATGGGCCTTTTATAGAACCATCTGTGCCTATACGCACCCAGTTTTGTTCTCTCCACTGAGCTAGTTGTCCCATTATCTAAGTCTTTCTTTCATAACAATGCCTTGTCCTTTTATACCAACAAGACCTCCGTTCTTCATCTTCTTCGCTTTAGACTTCTTAGCATAGTTAGGATCTTTGCAATACTTAGATGCAGCCATATTTGCATAAGCTGAAGGATATGTATCAAAAGTTCTTTTTGCCCAAGCCTTACCAGAAGGACAAATTTTACCACCGCTCTTTGCTTTAGCCATTTAACATTTCCACCTTTTGCGTGCTTGACGCAATCTTGAGTTAGGATCTTTTGCTGCTTTAGGAAACTTCTTCATTTGTCCTGCTGATCTTGCACAATAAGACTTACGTCTTTTTGCAGCTGTGCTTCCTTTTTTAACTGATCCAGTAACTGCTGTTTTTAGTTTACTGCCTGGGTTCTTTCTTCTATGAGCAGCAACACCTTTCTTCGTCATACCAGCCCCACTTTTGGTGGGGCGATAATTAGCTGATTTACCCTTAGTAGTTCTTCTAATAGGTTTTTGCCTACTAGCCATTGTTAGGCATGAAATACTGTCATGGTTAAAAATGTTGATACAGTGTATTCAACAAAAATACCATCAGTAAATAAAACACCCTCATTTGGTATTACTACATCTCTTGTTGCATCTGCATCACCAACAGAGCTTAATCCCATAAGACTTGTTCCGCTAGGAGAAGTAGTTAAGAAATCAACAGTGCCTGCTGTGGCTGTACTTGTTAGGTAAATACCTTTAAGTCTTGATCTTCCTGCAAATATAACATTTGCTGCTGAAGCATTAACTCCTGCTGAAACATTACCTGCTGGATTACCAACAGCTGTTATTGAAGCAATGGTTAAAAAGAATTTAGTACCTGTAGCCGTACCTGCATTAGCACCTGTAATGGATTCTGTTTGAGAGTCTCCATTAACATCAGTACCTACTACAGTAAATGATTTAGCTGCATCATTACCAGCAGAAAGGATCGTTACAATTCTACCCGCATTAAAAGTACAAGCACCACCTGAAGCTAACGCACCACCTATAGTAAGTGCTGCGTTATTTCCAACTGATGCTGCTACTGATATTCCATCTGCATCTAAGGCTACTGTATCAGCAGTTATAGTAACTGCCTTTACGTCTGAATATCCTGCCATAATTTACCCCTTACGCTATTTGCGTATATTCAATAATGAAAGTAAACGAACCTGCGGTTGTAGCATCTACTGTATTAGTAATGTTACAGAAAATATTTCTTGCTGTGTCTGTATATTGAACAGAAGCTGGAGCTGTTGTTCCATCTTGTGTTTGAAGAACTAAAGCAGTTTGAGTTACGTTGTGAACAACGACAGTTGTACCAGCATCTAAGATTTCGTCTGTTTGAGCAGCAACAATTTGTGCTCCAGAAGAAGCTGTACCAACCTCGTAACCAATATCACCCTCTCCAATAACAGGAGCAACATCACAGAAAATTTTAATATCTGTAATGATTGTGTTAGCGGGTTGTACGAATGTACCTATAGTTGGTGAATCACCTGCTGTACTATTTACTGTTACACCAGATACAAAACCTACATGTTTTACATATTTGTTAGTAACAATACCTGTTGATGCGATGTCTACGACATCAGTTTCTGCACCTGTAGTGCTGTTTACTGAGATTACCTTAAAACCATTTTCAGACCTAACTGGCCCACTAAATGTTGAATTTGCCATAATTTCCTCCTACGGAAATAAGTTCTATTGTCTCGGCTTGTCTGCTAGGTCAGTCGATAGAACAAGTTAATAATCCTAGTCCTTTGATTGTATATTAGTTTGATCTAAAAAAAAAGGGAGCCGAAGCTCCCTTTAAATAATCAATTAAGATTATGCACCTTGAGATGCAAACACTGCTCTTGGATTTGAGAATCCAAATGAGTATCTTTCTCTAGCTTTGAATCTGACGTTGCCAGTATCAAAGTCACCTTCCATAGAAGTTGAAAGAGGAGATCTCTCGAAGTGTTTAAATCCATCAGGACAGTCTGTCATCAAGAACCACGCATCGTTATCTGTTAAGAAGTTATTAACAGTGTACCCTTCGGATACCATGCCCATATTCTTAATAGCATTGATGTCATTGTCAGATGTATTTACTCTACCAGGAGTTTGAAGTAGTCTATCAACCACAAATTGTAATTGTGGTGGTACTACTAACTTCTTACCTTGTAAAGCAATAACCATATTTCTGTCATCAACAAAAGTTGAAACAGAGATAAGAGCATCTTCTAATGAAGTCTCATTCAAGTCTGAATAAGTGCTAGGTCTATTACTAAAAGTACCGCCACCTGATAATGGGTGAGCTGTACTTACTAGTGCAACACCATCGCCGCCTGTAAAGCTTGATGAGAATGCGTTGTTAAGCACAGAAGCAGCTTTTACTTGCTTCGTATGTGCCATAGATCTTGCTAGAGCTTTTGTATATCTAGCTCCTAATCTGTCATACAGATTGTCTTCGATTGCTTCTTCAGTTAGTGCAAATGCTAACGCGATGGTTTCATGTGAATACCTAGAAGTAAAGCCTTCAGATGCAGAGTCATAAGCAACCCCTTGTCCTTCAGTTTTAGTCTTCGCGTTACCGAAACCAACGATCATGGTTTCTTCTTCAAATGCTCTATCTGAGGATTCTGTCTCAAATATTTCTGCATGTTGTGATTCATACCTAGCATATTCCATTCCGAACAAGGCGTTTAATCCTGGTTCTAATTCTTTCGCTAATTGCGATCTACTTATAGCCATTAGTTATACTCCTATTATGCTAAACCAGCGGATTTTTGGCCGCAGATATGATTTTGAATTACGCATAGAACATTGGTATTAGCCGTTGCAACGTCTGAATTTTCAGGATCGCCTGAAATATCAATCGCTTTAAGCGGTAAACCAGCTGTTGTAGCACCTGTTGTGACATCTAACTCTGCACCTGAGATACCTGTTACGGTACTTCCTGCAGTTGTATAAACAATGTCAAAGTTACCAAGTAAGTCAGCCACTGGGAAAGTGTCATCGGCTTGGATTTCAAAGACAACATTAGAGTCGTCTATTATAAAAGCAATTATATCTGCAGCAGCGGTGCTAGCAGGATAAAAATTACTAAATACTGGCTCGTTAGTTGTTGGATCTGTATAAGTACATCCGTTAAAAACACCAACAATCGGTACAGTACCACCGTCAGCATGTATTTCTACACCGCCTCCAGTAACCTGCATTACCATATCTCCTTGAAAGATACTGGTACCATAATTGTTAGCAATTCTATAACGACTTTGTCCGCCTGTGTAGGGTGAGCCACCCATCATTCTTACAGGCTTTAATCCAAATGAAGCATCTTGATTTGCCATTTTTTTATTCCTATTTTTATAAAATTATTTCAGAGTTCCCAAGGTTATCCCCTGTTTCCTCCACCAAAAGTCACCTTTGATTTAATCTCTCTTGAGATCGGCATCGCTGGATTCTCTTCACGCATTAGGTCATTTTCTACAGCAGACATTTGGTTTTGAGTTTGTTGTTCAAAGAAGCTATTTCTTTGATCTGCGATTTCTTTGTCTATTTTGCACAGTATCAACCCACCCACTCCAATTACTCCTGCGTGACGACCATCATCGACCGTAGGTAAGTCATGAAAACCAGGTAACTCATCTGGTCTAACAACCTCGAATCCTTCACGAAATCTTTTTGAGACATTCGTTTTGTCATCTTGGCCTAGTACAGACTCTCTGATCCAACGATAAGTAATACCTTGTGATTCAGCTAAACTTACAGCTTCCTCGGGTAATTCTAACGCTGAAGGCATCTTCCAAACTTTAGGTCTGGCTTTTGTCTCTCTAGTCTCAGAGTTTCTAGTAGCTCTGTTATCTTCAGTTTTGTTATCTATTTCTTTGCTCATGATTTTTGTAACCTCGCTTTTTGTATTGCGTAATCTTTAAATGACACTCCAAGCTTCTTAGCTAGTTGCTGTTCGCTCGGTGTCAACTCGATACGATTTTGTTTGCGTCCAGTCGATGTGTTGCGTGTGGCTGAGGCGACGGTTTGGACGGGTTTCTTGTCTGCCTCCACGTTAAATCTTTGAGGCAACTCTTGTTGCACTCGCTTGTTTATCTCAGTGTAGTATTCATCGCTCTCTGTGTCAAAGCCTTCATTCTCTAATTGTTTGTGAACTGCAAAGGCAACACTCGTTGCAACCTGATCTTTTCCAAACCAAGTATTCTTATTTGCCCAGTCACGAGCTTTGTTTGATGGCTCATTATATTCTTCTTGAACGGGTTGAGATTGTTGATAAGCTTGTTGTTGTTGAGCTTGTTCTACATAAGCTTGTTCTTGAGCTTCGTATTGTTTCTGTTGAGCTAGATACTGTTCGTGTCTAGCTTTATCAGAAGTAGCCATACTCAATGCTTCAGTTGCGGTTGCTATTGCTTCAGAATCTCCAGCATCAGTTGCTTGTCTTAATGCTTGCTTTGATAAGCTAAGTTGAGATTCAACCCTGCTACCAAACTCATCACCATAACTAGTTTGAAAAGACTTTTGTGATTGTCTTAACTGTTCGTTCTGATCCTTAAGATCTTTAGCATATTGAATAGCCATCAGCTCCCTTCTTTGGAACTCCTTGGCTTGTGCTACAGCTTTGTTGATTCTGTTTTGTGCAAGTGTAGCTCTCTTCTCTACATCTGACTGATCTTTAGCTTTCTCTTCTACTCTAGGCGAAACTTCAAAATCTTCTTTCACCTCATCTTCTGAGACAGCTGATACATCTTTTTCTATTTCAATTTCAACAGCACTATCTTGTACTTCCTCTTCTACTCTTCTGTTCTCAGGAAGTGCTGCTTTTTCTATTTTTTCTTCTGTAATTTCTACGTCTATGTTTTGTGCTTCTTCGCTCATTCTTTACTCCTATAAAGATTTAATATCGTCTGGATCAAGGATTGTTGCAATCACTTCATCATCATTAATAATGCGAACTTCGTTATCGTCTTCTAATCTAAAACGAGTTCCTGCATATCTGCCAATCAAAATCCAATCACCTTTCTTACACCAAGGAGATCTTTTATCTGACTCGCCAAATTTATTATCTTTATAAGCTAAAGGGCCTACTTTTAAAACGTAACAGATAACAGTTGATAGAGCTTCTCTATCTACAGTTTCTTTTACTAATTGAATACCGCCTTCTGTTTGCCCTTTACCTCTGTATGGTAATACGAGCATACGCCATCCCGCAGGATTAGGCATTCTGTCAAGTAGTGATTTGTCTAGTAATTTAGGATCTAATACCCTTTCGTCTGATTTTATAAAAGCTTTGTCTAGTTCTGAGTTTTCTTCAACTTTTTGCTTTGCAACATCTTCTTTGTGTTGTTCAAATTTTGTTTTTTGTGCGACTGTATCAACCATCGTTATCATCCATTTGCAGCGTTTCTCTTAAATCTTGTTGTAGGGAGCGAATCGCTGATAACTCTCCCATAAGATATTTGTAATCTTCCATTGATTTTATATTGCCACTAGCAATAATGTCAACAGTGTTTCT